ATGTACTGTTATCACGTGGGTCAATATATAAATAAACATAATACATTGTATATTTCCTTTTAGCTTCGTTTATTTATCTTTTTTGTTGATATTTTGGGTTTCTTTTGAGGTCTACTTTTGACTGGGCGATTAAAAATATCCTTTTCCGTTACTACTCTAAATCCAATTTTGTGATGTCGGCAATATGCTCTTGCCGCTTTCCATTTGGTCTCGTTTATCACCGCCATAGCCTGATCATATTGCCCTCGGGCGTGTCCTGATGTCTGTCCAATTGGTTTTATCTCAACCAGTTCAGCATGCTTCTTTCCAGCCTTATCCACATAGACAACAAAGAAGTCAGGTATATAATTGCTACGCTTGCCAGTTATTGGATGTATGTAGGGAATACGATGACTTTCACTTGCCCATGCAAGGATTGAGGGATGATTGTCTGCCATCCGCATAAACTTTAATTCCCATCCCGAACGATAGCGAGGAATATGCTTTCCAATATATTTGGCACCATTTATTGGCTGATACTCACCTTGTTGATACGTAGGCATGCACGTATTTAGCTGATTACGACTGAGTTAGGTAATCAGGAAGATCAAAGCCGGAGGAAAGCGGTTGAGTCTCGATGTATTCTGGTTGGAATGTTACTGTGATCATTACTGGCTGGCTATCGCTATAGGATAGGGTGTCACCTTGAATATTGACAATTGCCGGATTAATCAAGACAGTTTCACGATGCTCGTTACGATAGCCATGTTGGATAATACGGATTTGGGGAAAGAAGTACCTACCTTGATTGGGAGTAAATCCCATATCACTTTCAAAATTGGGAGTAACAGTGCTTGACCCATCATTACCCACACGCGGATCAACACCTCTTCCGCCATTATAGTAATAGCGCAGATAGCTGGTCATAATATCTTGCCAATCGTTATCAACCGTGTCATAAAATGCCACAGTGACTGGATCATAATTAAGACGAGTCTGAACAAACCGCTTTCTATTATACTGATTCATTAATTGCCCGTCAACAGTGTAACCGGGTGCGGTTACACTGCTAATGCGAGTAAAAACTGAGCTAGCTCTATCATTAAAATCCAATACAAGAGTAAAGTTAAACTTTTGATATGGTACCAAAAGTTGCTCACCATCGCTTCTGAATGAGTTTTGCGCAAAGTTAATAATACCCATAATAATACCTTAGGTTGTGGCGTTAGTATCTTGATTTGGATCAGTTGAGAAACTTGGTCCGCTAAGGGTGTCGTCGATGTTTCTATCAACAATACCGTGACGGGCATTATCATAACGCATCTGCACTGTGATGGTTTGGAATTCACCACCACTTGCATAGGAGGTTTCGCCGTATGCTATGTTGGCGATATAGCAACCGCTCAATTCCCACTGGTCAAGTATAACTGGGCTGGGATTGCCACCGTTCAAGTTTTCAATGATTGTTTCAAACTTGTAACTTGTAGCAGCTTGCACTGAGCTCTGATTGGCCATATCAATTTGGCGAGAAACTTGCTGGTCCAACATTCTGCTAGTTTCGGATGTAACATCATCGCGTAGAGTAATAGTAATCGGTGACCAGGTATGCTTGCCAGCTAGATAGATCTTGGAGTTATAGGTGTCAACCACAACTTCATCATGTGCTAGTTCAGGACGTGTAACACTTACAACGTTTTGTGTTACAATAGATGTATCACCAGCGCCACCCATTCTTAGGAAGTTAACGCGGAAGCGATATTGTAGTTTGGGCATCAGTGTGCCCTGTTGTTCAGTGTTTGTTGGTACACTTAGCTTGTCAAGAACTGCCATTCGTCTATCTCCTAGGTTGTGCTCTGCTTAAAGTATTTATCCAAAACCGCATTTTTATCTTGACAGCCAAGGCAAGATGCTTTACTATCAACATGTAAGCAAAAGGAATATGAACATGGCTAAAAATAAACTGACAATTGGCAAGATGGCATACACTGTGTATGGCGGGTCGGGGACCGTAGTTCAAGTTGATGGTGACAATGTTACTATTGGCGGCGGGCTATTTGGAGACATAACTGTCAAATTGCATGAAGTCTTTCACTCACGTGCAAAGGCGTGGGGGCCGGACCGCGCAGTTTAAGAAGAGTCAAATGACTCTGTTGCTGCCTATCACGACGTCTATTAAATACTGTAACCCTAGGAGAACTACCATGATGAACCCCATTCTATTCACTGCCAACATTATCTTTGTGTGCGCAATGCTGACATTCCTCCCATCGATCGCATTTGCACTTGCCAACTCATATGGTGGCGGACGGAGCGCCTTCCCAACATTCACCAAAGTCAATATACTGTAAACCCGTGATCCGGGGCCACTAATAATCAAGAACGGCCTGATTGGAAGATTGGGTGGGCATATAGATCGGTCGTAAATCCACATTACACAGATGCACTTTCCAGAGTCGTAGTAATGCCTGTGTACTGGTTTGAACGCTTTCTAGCAGTATAAATGAAAAGCGCCCTTGAACAAGGGCGCTTTTCATATCAATTAACTACTTTATAAAGTATATTTTATAGTGAGCCTGAGTTTCGTCGGATTTGCATAAATAGTTACACAGCGCAACTGCAAGGACAATATATGATCAAGTGTAAAATATGCCATCAAGAATTTGATAATGTAATTGGATGGAAGCATCTTAAAAAACATAATATCACTACTGCTCAATATAAACTGCAATACGGGCAAGTCGCCTCAGACGAATATCGCCAGAGGCGAAGCAGAATGTCCACTGGGGAACACAATCCGATGTTTGGTAAAAAATGGCAGTGGTCTGATGAGCAGAAAGATAATATAAAAGGCCGGGTGCCACATAATATTGGTCAGCCTATGAGTGACAACCAAAAAGAAATACTTAGTCAGAAAGCAATTGCCCGAAATAATCACTGGAAGTATACTAACACACACCCTACCGCTGGGAAGACATATGACGAGTTACATGGTGCAGGCGTTGCGCAACTTATAAAAGATAAATTAAGTAACGCTAATCTTGGTAAATCGCGTTCTACCGAAAGTATTGCGAAATCATTAGCGACCAAACAATCTAATGGTTATGTGACCTCAGGAATGAAAGGCAAGACGCATACTCCTGAAACAAGGGCAAAGATGTCAGCGGCTTCGACAATTGCTGGTAAAATAAAGCGTGAGAAGTCAATTTCTAAAAAAATTCAGATGTTAGATACTATTAATTATACGTTGATTGCGATTGATGGCACATTATTAACCTTACAATGCGATAAAGGTCACGAGTTCAACCGTACATCACAAATACTGACAACGAGCAAATTCAAAGAAAATTTGTGTCCTGTGTGTCATCCGCCAACTAGTGTATGGACATCTGTCGCTGAAAATGAAATCGCTGAATATATGGCAACCTTTGCTGCACCTGTGCTACGTAGCGTTAGATCAGTTATAACTGGTGAATTGGATATTTATTTGCCCAATCATAATCTTGCTATTGAATTTAACGGACTGTATTGGCACAACGAAACATTTAAGACCAAGGATTATCATTTGCGTAAAACTACTGACTGTGAAAATAAAGGTATCCAGTTAATACATATTTTTGAAGATGAGTGGGCCAATAATGCAAATATTGTGAAAAGTCGACTAAGCGGGATACTTGGTCAAAACAAAAAAATATTTGCCCGCAAGTGTACGGTTTCAGAAATATCAAGTAAAGTGTCGAATGCATTTTTGAAAGAAAATCACATACAAGGGCATGGTAGAGCAAACATACACATTGGTCTATTCTACGATAATGAGTTGATGTCTGTGATGACATTTTTGAATGGTGATATTTCAAAAAAGGTGACTGGATGGGAATTGAATCGTTTTTGCTCAAAGCAGTTCACTAATATTGTTGGTGGGGCAAGTAAATTATTTAAATACTTTACAAAAACATACTTGCCAGAAAAAATTACTACTTTTGCAGACAGGCGCTGGAGTAGTAATAAAAAAAACGTATATGATGTGTTAGGGTTTGTTGAAATGCAAGTTAGTCCTCCAAATTATTGGTATGTAATGCCAAATCAAATAAAACGATATCATCGTTTTGCATTGAGAAAGCCAGTTGGGGCTATTCTATCTGAACGAGAAATACGCGACCAACAAGGTTGGTCGCGTATTTGGGATTGTGGTAATTTAAAATATTGTTGGGAGGCTTAGAGGCTCCCAGTATTTACAATACGTATAGGAATATAAATAAATTCCACGCTCTTAGTTGGCGCAATTGCAATATCGATATACAATTCATTACGGTCAATTCTGATCGGAGTGTTATTGCTTGTATCGCACACTACTGCAAAGTCTGTCAGCGCCCGCTTTGTTAACAAGTCGCTCAAGAAGCTTTCAAACAATCGTTGCGCACGATCACGGGTCAATTTGTCATTTTGTTCAAACAACAATGGACGGGCAATCTCATCAAAGCGTTCACGTAGATATGCGACCAAACGTGCAACATTAACACGGTCCAAAGCACTTGATGTTGGATGCAATGTCTTCTGACCAAATACCACCACACCTTCAAGTGGGAAGTTGGCAATTGGGTTCAGCTTGTTTAGATATGCTGCATCACGTTGTCCTTGGCTCAGAGAGACTGCTTTGAACTCATTTTCACCTGTAATGTAACCAACTGCGCTGCCGTTTTGAACAATACCACGTGTGAGGCCTGCAGGAGCAAACCAAGGATAGCTAATGTTGTCATTATAGGCATATGTGTAAAGAACCATGTGACTTGCTGGTACTGTTACTGTATTACCTGCTGGTGTTGTTGAACGTCCAGCTGGGTAGTAAACGGCACTGTATGTATTCTTTGTTACAAGACCTTCATCACCGTTCTCTGTTGCGCCGACACCCTGTATCCAGCTAGTAGCCTGGGTTGGTGTCAATCGCATAGGAGTATCAATAATGATAAATCCAGTCTCACCACGGTCACTATTGAGGGTTACAAGTTCATCTGTAAGCTCTGGAAAGTTTGGTGCTGCCATAAGTGTAAAGTTACGGTTGGGATCACGTAGGTCATCATTGCCTGCAACTGCTGCCTGCATGGCCACGCTAACAACTTTACGCTGTGCTAGGCGGCCAAATAGTCCACTACCGTCTGCACGGTTTGCGGCTGCATTTAGCCAGGCGCTAACTACACCTGCACCGTCATTTACAGGAATATTTGCGGTCCAAACCCGTACGGTACCTTGGCTGCGTGTCATATTAACTGCCAACATGTCCGCTGGGTATAGTGCTGGGTCTGGTGCGCTGTCAAAGCCTGTGTTGTTTACATTAAAGCTTTGGCCTGCTGTAATAGTGGTGTCAGCAGTTAGGTCAGCAAATACAACACCACGCCCAGTGCTTTGGTCTGTGTTGTCATAGAGAACCCAACTTGTGCCAATGTAGCGATAGATCTTGGGGTATTGACCTTCAGTCCCATCAGTTTCAACCCAAATATCGCCCGCACTTGGTGTGCCAGTTGGTTCAACTGTTGAATATGTGATGTCTGTGGGATCTACGCGCTGCCAGTCGCCACTTGCATTTACATATAGATCAAGGCTGGTAAGAGTTGAGTCATACCATAGTGTTCCCACTTTCGGTACGCCAACTGGTTCAGCCGCTTGTGCATATACTGATGCGGTAATTGCTGATGCTGTAGTATCAACTTCTTCAATTTCAAAGCCACCGTCAGCCGCTGTAAATGTAATAGCAAGGTTGCCATCTGTCATGGTGCTGATAATATCAATAGCACTTGATCCGTCCTGTTTGACGTAGGTTGTTCCGCCGTTGTTTGAAACACCTTCAATTTTGACTAGGCCAAAAACGCCCAGGCTATTTGACTTATAGACTACCAAATTGAGTCCGTTGCCTGGCTGAGTAGTTTTAACCCAAATATCATTTGCTGCTGGTGATGCTGGGGAACTGTAGTGTGGAGCATATGTTACTGCACTGCCTACTAGGTTGGCTAGGTTGCCAGTTGTAGCCTCTTGCCATGCAGTGCCGTCACTCTCAAAGTAACCAACACTAAATCCAGTAGCACCATCACTAAGCACTGCGACAAGCATTTTGCCTACTGCGCCTGCTGTAGTATCTGGTGCATAGGTGCCAGGATTTGCAATTTCGCCTGCTGATGCAGCTAGATCGACTTCAACTGTAACTGTCTGCAGGACCCATGCATTACTTGCGGCGACCCACTTATGTAGGCCATATGAGCTACCATCAGTGTCTAGCCAAAACTGGTTGCCATTTGCAGGACCAGTTGGCGCTGCGTCTTGTGCTACAAGTTGGTTGAGGTCGATGTTCGCACGAACGATGTAAGCCTGTGAGCCTTGGCCCAAGTAGCTATATGCAGCTAGCAGACCATATTCGCTGGTCTCTGCGCCCTCAGTTAGGGCAAATTTTGGTTCTCCGAAAAATTGTGTTAGCTCGCGTTGTGATGTGACTGGCACAACACTTCCAGCATTTATAGCCTTGGTGTGTTTTGCAATTCCATCAATTTCTGTTCCTGTTGGATCAGTTTTATCTTGTGCAGTAGCAACAACAATAAGCGGAATGGTGCCAGCCCCTGGGCTGGCATATGCGCTCTCGTCAACAACTGTGACGTTTACGCCGGGTGATACTAGTGTAACCATGTATAATCTCCTGTCAAAGCTATATTATGCTCTGCCAGTATTTAGCGGGTGGCTACTTATCTAGTGTGGTTACGGAGATAACTACGTTGTTAATAATTCATTAGTTTGCCAACTTCCAATTCAAGTTCTTCCACGCCGCTATCATTATGAATGGTATGGTCAAATTCATTGGCATTGTCCAACCAACGCCATTCACTTTGATGAATATCAGGATGTTCTGACATCCAATCAGTGCCATAACGATTATCATTTACAGCCTTTTGTACCCAATCTGGATCATTGCCACGTTTGATACGCCAAATATTTCCGCCCAATTCGCGAACGAGGTCACGCTCGTTATAAAACCGGATATCAGGTACTACAAAATTTGTGTTGGGATTGTCCATCATTGTCTTTTTGACAACCAATGTCCAGATTCGGTCGTCCATACCGTTGCGCATACAATCAGTGCCTGTACGCTGCAAGGCTATACGTGGGGTAAACTCGTAACCCAGCTCATTACTCCACCATTCGTCAGGTGTGTCTCGCCACTTGCGACTGTGTGTAGTATCGCCTTCAATCATACCACGGTCCCAATCAAACATGGCCGAGACAGTGTCTTTTAGTCGGTCCGCATAGCTTATTTTGACAAAGCCATATTGGTTTATGAGTGCATCAGCCACTGTGCTTTTACCTGATCCGATAAAGCCACAGATTCCAATTATTTTTCTTGCCATTTGTTTTCCTTGATGTATTACTGACTGTAACACATTATTCCAAGGAAATCAAGAGGTTATTGTGTGAGCCTCGCAAGAAACAGCCGTTCGCGAAATTCTATAAGTGCAGTTATCAACACGTCAACTTGTTCTCTATTTGCAGAGTTGATTTTTGAGGTAAACCTTCGTGCCACACTATCCCAATTGGACCATTCCCACCATTCTCTAGCTTCAAGCAGCAATTCAAATGCACGTAGGCGCTTTTGATGCAAGCTGCTCATATCGGATTGAAATTTTGTGATCATAATGATTCTGCCAGCTTTTTAAGCAGGGCCTGCTCATTCTGTTCGGTAAGTCTAGATATCATCAAGGTGACGTCAAGTTCGGTTCCAAGCAGGATATCCCGGGCAAGTGATACATACACCAACTGAGCACTGCTGTTATCTCGGGCACCCGCACCTTGCCATCCCCAAAAGGTGTCCAGCAATCCGATTGCTTGCCCACGCTTTTGTGCTAGGCGTTCAGTATTGTCCAAGGCATAGCCGTCATCATATGTCATGAATTAAGTTTCTCCATAACTTCTTGTTGG